TGGGGTTCTCAGTCGTTTCACGGCTCGTAGATGATGTATCAGATGCTGACGTCCCAAATGTACTGTGGGTTGTACCGGGATTTGTATCGTACCATTTATTTGTCGTCCAATTATACGCTATAAAATACACGGAATTCGTTGGGTCTGCTGATATTTTGTATTCGTAATAAGTGCTTGAAGTATTAGTGGATTGGTGTTCATACGTATAAGAACCCCATCCAGCATTTGATGTTGTTATTGAGATAGAACTTACCAAAGTTGGTTGAGTTACTGTTTGTATCGTCGCGACGTTACTACTCAACGCAAAGTTCGTCGCACCCTTAATTTCCGCGGAATACGTCCCCGGGTACGCAATGTACACGGTCGAAATCGTCCCTAAATCGTACGTGTTCGATTCGTACTTTAACTTATACGTCGAGTCGGTATCTGCGCCGGTAAACGTATACTTATTGTACCCGTCGAAGGTTAGGGAGGGGGCTGCAGGATTTGCAAATAATTGAACTTTACCTTTACTACTATTATAACCGGGTGCATTCACGGCTAAAATATGACCATAATAATCAATTTCAAGACCACCAGTAGTACCAAACCATTGACTACCACCAGCATCGGGATTAACTAACGTTTTTATTAACGTTATAGTACTACCCGATTTCGAGTAAATGAAAACTCGACCTTGACTTGAATTATGTGAAGATTCACCGATAGCAAAAATCGTACCCGCATAATTACTTGCCATGGAACACCCAAAATTGGTTGTTTCAGTTAGAGTTGTTGTTCTCGACCACGATGAATCGTATTCCCATATTTCACACGACGAATCAGTTTCCATACCAACAAGAACCATGTTCCCGTTACCACTTATTCGTATATTAGCTCGACTCGCAGAAGCTAATGTGTGTTCGGTAGCACTCGCCGCCCACGTCGATCCTGATTTGTGAAACGAATACCATTTAGTACCACTCGTCGTAAAACTACCCACGACAAAACGCGTACCGTCGTGACTCAAATCACACGTCGCACCAACATCAGTCGTACCACTTAAAGCCCATGTTTTCGTTTCCGACCAGGAACTACTTGAATACTCAAATATATACGCGCGGTGGTAGTTAGTACCTCCATAAGTGGATGTACCTATGGTATTACCATCACCACTCAATGCCAACTCATAACCAAAACCTTTGTGAGATCCCGTATCCGTACTCGTGTTAAGAGTTGTCGTAGGTGTACTTGGCCAAGACGCACTCGTACTCGCCCTATCGTAAACGTGTATTCGCCCCTCGCCATTTGTCCATGATATTTCAGGTTCACTTATAACCAAACGCGTACCCGTATCGTTTATATCGAGCGAGTGTCCAAAGTTATTTGTACCACCCGTTACTGCGTTTAACGTCGTATCTAACGTATACGTACCGTCAGAACCACGATTATATATAAATACTTTACCATTACCGCTATTACCATCCGCAGTATCACTACTCGTTACGAATATGGAATTATCTTTACTGAATGCGTGATTTTTCGCATCGGCGTGTCCAAACATTTCACTCGCGTTTGTTGTTGTAAACTTATTTATCGATATTATATTTTCACTTAAAGACAGATTAGGGGTAATATCACCAGTCACAACATTACTACTCAACGCAAAGTTCGTCGCGTCCTTCATTTCCGCCGTATACGTACCCTCACTTTCTATGTACACGTTCGTCGCCGATCCTATATCGTACACCGTCGTCGTTTCGGCACCCGTAAGTAACGCGTGGATTTTGGACGTTGGGTTCGTTATACCCGAAAGACTCAGTTTATTATACGTATCGAAACTTATGAAATCGGGGATCGCGTTCGTGTACGTATAAATCGCACCATAGTTCGTACCGGCATTATCGTCACCCATAGCCGCTACAACAAACCTATCCTTTGCCGTTTTAGCTAAACCAGTACCACCTCCAAAATAATCGCCCGAGTGTTGTGAAGAACTCGGATTAAGTAGAGTTTGTGTAAGTGTCCAAGTTGACCCCGATTTAGTATAAAGTATCGCGTGTCCACCCGTGGATAAGGCGTTGGGGTTCTGCATGTGACCAAAAATTGCCACCGTCCCATCGTATGATAATGCAACTTTATCTGTACCGTAAATTTCTGTTCTTGACAGTATACCACTTACAGAAGCGGACCATGAACCATTACCAGCTCTCTCGTAAATTGCACCGTCTCCAGAGTCACCGCTCTTAATACACACTGTTTCACCCGCCGAATCTGTACTCAAAGATGCGGGCCAATAGCCACTAACTGACGATTCATCTATAATTTCAGTTTCGGTTCCCCAACTTCCACCGGAATAATTCGATTCCCAAACTTTGTGAGTTTCTCTATTACCCATAAAACACCGCGTTCCGTCACCGTTCATGGCTACACCAGATCCTCTTCTAGAAAAGTTTTTTTCGGAACTCCATGAACCACCCGAAAGTCTATATATCCATGTATTATTACTATCACCCGAACCAATAATAACAACGTCACCCGCTTTATTACAGTCTACGGAAGGTACTTCATAGCTTATAGTTCCAGGGGTAATAGTATAAGTACCACTAGCCGACGTATCCCATGCCCCGGACGAATAGTCCCATATTTTAACACCTCCTCCAGGATAGATTGCAAATGCGCGCGTACCGGCTTCGTTCATGGCAACCTGTGAACCTAATCTTTCTCCACCGTCCCACGTTTGTTTTAGTACCCACGACCCGTTTTCCAAGTGGTATAACCAAACTCGACCGTTTGAATCGGTATAGTGTGCGTTACCAACAACCATACGTGTACCGTCTGCGCTCATATCTATAGAATTACCATAACCACCTTGAGAAGCATCCCCGCCACTACCGTATCCGGCGTCCCCACCGGCATTTAAAACCTGGTCCTGTTTTCCATAACTCGCCGTCGTACTCGCAATCGCACCCACGGTCGTCTTATTAAAGTATGCCGCGTTCGAACTCGTATCGTAAACGAGTCCTCTATACAGACCCGGTGTTTCGATAGTTAAATCGCTCGTGAGTGTGCCGATATCGTACACGTTCGACCCTAAAAAGAGTTTGGAGGATGTATTTGTAGGTGCGTTACCAATGGAAAGTTTGTTATAGTTGTCGAAATCGAGTGTAGGTATAGGATTTGACGAATAAATACGAGATACATCCGTTCCAGTAGATAATATAACCGCGGTATATCCTTTTTGATCGAGACATATACCTTCATGAAACTGGTACGAACCCATATTTTCATTTGCTTGGTCCGGTTCGAAGACTTGTTTCAAGATAAACGAACCCGAACCGGTCGTATCTTCCATCATATCAACATGACCACCAGCACTAAAATACGTACTAGAATTATGTGCAGCTACGAGGTACCGTTTACCGTCGCGTGACATGTTAATACCGTGTCCATACAACGAATTACTACCGTATGGGTCGTTTATGGTTTGGGTCGCGGACGTATTCCACGAACCCCCGACGTAATCGTAAAGATCGGTTTTTCCACCACTCGAACTATAATTATACGAACTAACAAGTAAACGTGTCCCCGCCCCGTTTATAGTTAAACTCGCACCAAAATAATCTGATCCCGTATAATTTTTAGTTGCAGACGTAGGCCAATTCGACCCGTCGTAGTGGAATATATCGACACCGTTCTGGTACCCTATAAATGCGCGATCACCCGTATCGTTTAATGCACATGTTATTCCCCACCACGAACTCCCACTCGACCACGATTTTGTTGGCGCCGCATTCCAATTCGTCCCGTTATGGTCAAATATATACCCTTTTTTACTACCCGTATACCCATTCACTACCAATAAACGTGTACCCGCGGAATTACACGAAATACCTTTACCAGCGATACCACCGAAATTATCACTCGTGGATCCATTTGGTGATGTCCATGAGTGCGTTTCCGAACTCCCCCACGCACTCCCGGAATAATCGTATACGTAAACCTTACCCGTATCCGAGTTATCAATTGGATCCGATACGAAGAGACGTGTTCCTGCATCGTTCAAACAAACTTGTGCACCAAAATTATTCGTTTTTGTATACTCTTTTTTTAATGTCCATACCCCCGTTTCTAAATGGTACACTTTCACTCGACCATCAGTAGCACCAAGAGCGACCCGCGTTCCGTCGAGTGATACGGAACACGCTTTAAGTTTAGAAGTAGATGTACCGTGATCTATTTCCGACGTTTCCTTAAGATCGTTCGTATACACAGCATTACCGGGATTCAAACTCGTCACCTCGACCTCGTTCGTCTTATAATTCAAACCGGCTATGGTAGCATCGACCGAGTATTTACCGGCGTCGGTTATGTAAAAGTTCGTGACTTGTTTTAGTGGGTATATGTAGGCGGCACCCGTATAAGAATTTTTACGATACGCCCCAACAATAACATAGTTCTCATGAATCGCGACAGAGGCACCAAACTCATCATCTTGCGCGGGATCACTCGCTAGAATTTTATTAACTTCCGACCAACTTGTACCACTACGTTTGAATACGTATGCAGACCCAGAACTTTCTGCATTATTATCGTCGTTATTATACGCCCCGACGATAGCGTAGTCACCTGAAATAGATACACTATATCCAAATCTATCATTTGCAGCTGCATCGCTTGCCGTCAATTTTTCTTGTTGAGACCACGTCGTTCCGTCACGTTTGAATATATATGCGGAACCCGAATCGGTAACATTACTGTCACCATTTCTCGCCCCGACAATCACATAATCCCCATCTATATCAACATACCAACCGAAATTGTCACTGTTCGCAGGGTCACTCGCTAAAAGTTTAACTTGTTGCGACCAACTTGTACCACTACGTATAAATATATACACTGCACCCGCATCTGGACCACCGTCGTCTTCCGGCCATGCCCCAACAATCGCGTAATCACCGCTTATACTTACGGAAGCTCCATAATTATCATTTGAAGCTGTGTCACTTGCAATTAACTTTTGTTGTTCAGACCACGTCGTTCCGTCGCGGTTAAATATGTACGCCACACCTTCTATAGTATCACTTGAACCTGCGTCCCATAGTGGTGCCCCAATAATTGCATAGTCACCGCTTATACTAACGGACCTCCCGAAATAATCTTGAGCTCCAAGGTCACTTGCAAGTAACTTCTGTTGTTGTGTCCATGTCGTTCCTGACCTTACAAATATATATACAGCACCTGTTCGCTGTGTACTATTATGATTGTAATTAGGTGCTCCAACTATCGCGTAATTACCACTTATACTTACGGATTGCCCGAAATTGTCTGAGGTACTATTTTGTGAATCGCTCGTTGGTGTAAGTTTAGTTTGTTCCGTCCAAACTCCTGTAGACCCATTACGCTTGAATATGTACGCAGCATCGTTATTTACAGACCCGATAATCGCATAGTCTCCATTAATCACGGTGGAATACCCGAACTGATCACTTGACGCTGCATCACTTGCTGTAATCTTTTGTTCATCACTAATAATAACGTTAGGACCTTCAATTACGTGAGTTGTCGTTTCCCCACCAATAGTTGTGTAAAGTGTATAATCATCGACGTAGTCTAAAGACCCACCGCTTAAATAAATTTTATTCGCGGTATCGTATTTGAGTTCGAGATCTCCCGCGACTGGGTAATCTACTCGTCCTAACGCCGCTAAGACTATTTTGAATACGAGATAGTTTGAAAGGAAAACCATCTCCGTGTCCTGTTATAGTTAGACCACAAAATTATTGTTCTTAACAAACGTAAAAAATTTGTTAAGAAAAATGAAAATACAAAGCAAATGCCTTACCACTTGGCCACACGAGCTCGACTATATAATATGCTCGCGACAGGGTTCGAACCTGCGATCGTTTGCTAAATTTGTAAAACCTCTCTCGACCGGAGTTGAACCGGTGACTTCGCGATTAACAGTCGCACACTCTAACCAACTGAGTTACGAGAGAAACGGGTTTGGGGTCGCGCAACCAAGGATCGAACTCGGGACAATTGGAGTTTAGCAACTAAACGAATAGTTATAATAATTTATGTAAATTACAATCCAATGCTCTACCAACTGAGCTATCGCACGGTGATGCCGACAGGATTTGAACCTGCGCTCTTTCGAACCAGAGCCTTAATCTGGCGCCTTAGACCACTCGGCCACGGCATCGTATACAAAAGCTATTGCTAGGATTTGAACCTAGGTGATTGGATTCAAAGTCCAAGATACTAACCACTATATGACAATAGCTCCCCGTATATATGATGCATGTATTCTTTAAGCTAATCTTACCTACCATGGTATATCTTGTGGACGAAACCGACACCCAATCTTTAAAAAGTCAACAAACTTTTTAAATTCCGGTTCGGATATATCGGTATTTTCCATCGAATCGAGAACGTTACCGACATATTCGTTATATTTTACGTGATTACCCCTGTGTATATGTCTATTCTCACGCAAATTACCAATTTCACGCGGCATCATGATTATATTCTCACTCGCGTGGATATCATACTTAACCTTTTCAATAATTGGGTGACTCTTGAACTCTTTTGGTATGACGTGATGGTCCTCGACGTTACGAACGTTCCATCTAAGTTTGAATGTTCGTCGAAGTAGAGATCCGTACCGCATACTATAGTTTTGAAATACTTCTACACCGAGACGCATCATTGAATCTTCCAATTCATCAACTTCTTGCCATGCCGCAAAACACTCTTCTGATGTTCCCGAAACGTAACACTTTTCATCCGCCTCATCGAGTGCTTCCGCGAACCTAAACTGAAGACGCGGGTTCTCGAACGTTTGAAACGCAATATTTATTTTTTTACTATACGTACCTTCGAGAATGTTCTTACGTATTTGGTTACGTTTGTTTTCGGGTGTCGGGGGAATTGAAGAAACTCTGATCATTTACTTTTTAACGTGGTATATCTTTAACACGTTAAAAGGTAAGTGTGATCCCAGCGGGGGTCGAACCCGCGACCTCGGCGTTGCGTTTGTGACACTAAAGTCACTTAGGTATACCTAGTAGTGTATAAGCACCGCGCTCTAACCAACTGAGCTATAGGATCATATTTATACATCAACCATAAACTTTAAGCCAAACACGACTTTTACTAACCGTAAAACGTATTCTTTGTATTCAATCATTTGTGTTGTACTATGTAATATAGTTTAATCTTTATACCCCACACGAAGGGTAAGACTCCAAATCCAGTGATTGTCTCGGTGTTGGTAATTGTCGCGAAGACTTCTGTTTCAATATCCATTTTTTTACCACATTTGATGTTCGTAATTCATCACTTTTAGTCATGTCTTGTGATATTATACTTAACCCGTTACATACGTCAGGTTTATTTTCTTTATCGGGGAACGTTTCGTTAAACGCCTCTATTGTATGTGAAGGTATATCGGGTGCATCGTCAAGTAATCTATCGTATTCTAGACGCACTTTATTTACAAATTCTAAAACGTCTTCACGATATTTCGTTTCGAGTGATAATTCCATATCAATGTTCCTATAAAATTTTGAGTATTGTACACACATGACCGAGTGTGATTCCATCATACGTGAAGAATTGTTAAACTTGGAAATAGATGTAAGTATACCCGCGACTACGTTCAAAAACGCGAAAAAGTATTGAAAAATAACAATTTTTTGTTTTTGTTCGGTCGACATGTTTTGATCATTAGGACTTAAGACCGCAAAACCACCAACACCCGTAATACTTGATATGATTATACATGGGTACGATAACCAATCGTTCTGTTTCTTATAAAACATACGCGCGTGGTTATGTAGCCATCGATACCCGGCAGCCTTCTCGGCCCATCGGATTAGGAGCTTTTCTTGTTTCGGACACCAATGATGTTGTTCTGGTATAGTGTCTTCTCCCATTACTCTTTCTTAGAAAATAAATAAGCATATTCTCGTGCCTGTGTATCAACGCGCTCATTGTTTACGTTTCCGTTATGTGCCTTAACCCATTTAATATCGACTATTTCAAATTTACGCATCAACTCGACCATTTTTACCCATTCGTCTTTATTTTTTACGTCACCACCTTTTGATGTTTTCCAACCGTTACGTTCCCAATTTTTAGACCATTCCGTTAGACCCATGCGTACATAATTACTATCGGTAAAAATACGAACGGTCGTGTGTCCCAATTCTATAAACTTTTCTAAAACTTTTATTATTGCAGTCATTTCCATGACGTTATTCGTAGAGATCTCTTTACCACCTTTATCTTCAATTTTAGGGTCCGTGTTTATGAGATATGCCCATCCACCGGGTCCGGGATTACCCAAACAACTTCCGTCCGTGTACGCTTCGATCATTTATTATATACACAGGTTTAAACTTTATACTTCAATAGCGTGTTCTTGTTTATATGGGAACAAGTAATAATAACATTTAACCAATGGATTAAACAGTATACATGGACCAAACACAGTTCCAAAAAATATTAAGAATATATAAGCACTTTTCATTTATACAAAAAAGACTTAAAATTTTAAGTATTTATACTATAAAACATGTTCCATCAAGATTGGGATGAAGTTACCATACACGGTAAAAGTGTTACTAAAGAAAAAGAAAAGGAAAAATACGTCAAATTCATGGGTCAAGAGATCAAATTACCTAAACGGAGTCAATATTCGGGTAAAACACCGGAACAAAAACTTGACGAAACTGAGTTAGGGACGCACAAAAAGGTCAGTAAAGAAACGGGGTTAACAATCCAACGGGCGCGTGTCGCAAAAAAGTATACACAAAAAGATCTTGCTAATCTCATAAACGTATCTTCAGACATAATTTCGTCGTATGAATTGGGTAAATCAATACCTGACCCTAAAATCATGCAAAAACTGCGTAGAATTTTAGGTGTTAAACTCTAATCATTATCAATATGTCAGAACCAATAGGTAAACGAATACAACTTTTACGTATACAAAGAAGTCACGCACAAGTTGAGCTTGCACACAGAATAGGCGAAACGTTAGATACTATAAACATGATCGAAACGGGTAAACTTGATCCGAACTGGTACATACTCGAAAAAATACAAAAGTATTTTAAGGTTAAACTTTAAAATTTGGTCTAAATTTTAAAATCTAAATTTTATTTGTATATATTTTTTAAATTTTATTTATTTACTAGTAAACGTTTAATACACGCTTAGTTGGAGAACGCGAGACCGCCCATACCGGATTGCACACGGAGAACGTTGTAGTTGACCGCGAACATGTCGAGGTTCTTGGAGGTCGCACCACCGACGTTTCTACATTTGACGGCGACTTGCGCGTTGTCAATTCTGGAGAAGTTACAGGTACCAGTTGGTTGATGCTCTTCTGGCTTAAGCGCAAACGAGTACGAGTAAACGCCCGCGTATGGGGTACCAGAGTGGTGTTGGTATGATTGAACTTGGTTAAAGTACTTACCGGATTGTTCCTTGAATCTGTCTTGACCGTTAAGGACCAATTTGAACGTGTCCAAGTTACCCATGACTTCTTCAGTGAAGGCCGTTGGGGAAGAAGTCTTAGATCCAGCGGCATCATAGCTTGGGCAACCCAATTGGTTCGCAGCGATAAACGTGTTCGAAGTGGCAATAACTGGAACAACGGCCATATCAATATCCGCGTTGGCATCTGAGAAACCCAAGTTCCACGCAGTTTGCGCACCTTCGGAATCACCTTCGGCAACGCACCACACCAATTCCTTAACTGGGTGGTTGTAGGACAATCTGACTTGCTTGGTCGCGTTCTTGGTGACCGTATCGGTACCAGTGTGTTGAACTTGCTCAATCAAGTATTCGTGACCCTTTTGCGCGAATCGTCTGCGCTCTTCAGTGTCGAGGTAGATGTAGTTAGCCCACACTTTGAACGTGGAAGTGTTCAAGTACTTGTCAAAGTTGGACGCCAAGTCAAAGTCAATTCTGACTTCGTGGTATTGCAAGGCAATCAATGGCAAGGCCAATCCTGGGTTTCTGTTGAAGAAGAAGATGAGTGGCAAGTAAACGGCACCAGACGAAGCGACAGTCGCGGATGTCATCTTACCCCAGTTGGTTCTCTTGGCTTCATCCAAGTACAACTCAGAGTACAATCTCCACCATCTTTGGTAGTGTTTGTCGATTCTTTGACCACCGATGGACAATTCAGCGGACTTGATCGCACGCTCGGCGACCCATCCAGTCCATGCGGAGCTGACGGCGGCACCATCCGCGGCACCAGATTGAAGCAATTCAGCTTCGTTCGCCAATTCAACGTACATGTCGCCGACCAAATCACCGTTTCTGGCGACAGTGACGGAAACGCGACCCGAGTTCGCGGCAGTACCGTTAACAGTTTGTTCGATGTTTTCCATCGCAAAGTTTGTGTGGCGTTTGTAAACAGCCTGGAAGAAAGTGACTTTTGGGTTACCAGTCAAGTAGACATCTTGGGCGCCATAGGCGACGAGTTGCATGAGACCACCGGCCATTTTGTTTGTTTTGTACTATAGCATGAGATTTTTATTTTGGACGATTTCGCGAAAAAACACGGTTTGATTTTTCCTGGTACATATAAATGTCAGACGACGACGAAGTACCCAAACTTGAATCCGTAGACGAAGAATATATCGAAATTGAATCTGAATCAGGATCCGAATCCGAAATTGGATCGAATATTGAAGAAGATGAATTAACTACAGTCGGAGGCGAACTCCCAGATATCGATGAATTAGAAAATGACGATTTTGATGATGATTATATGGAAGATGAAACTTTTGGTCTGGATAATATGGGTGCTCTCTTAGGTTCCGTACTAACAAACGAAGAAGGTGAAACTGTATGCTCAGCCCTGGTAAACATATCGAGACAACTTGAAGTTCAGAACAAGATAATGATAAAAATGTTAGCTCAACTCCAAAAAAGAGTATAAAAAATTAGCGTGTATTAATTATAATACAAGAAATGGATCCAAACACCTTATTCATTACTCCGGATGCAGACCGCGAAGACGCCTTTTATCACGATATGGCAAATCGCACTGACGATCTTAATCCAGAAGAATTATTAAGGGCAATAAAGTACGAAGAGAAGAATGTTGGATTACTACCGGATAGAAATAATACAGAACTTGTTAATTTGAATCCAGTGGAACTCTCGTATAAAATATTCTTTTCACCTGAAGAATTAGATATTATAACGAACAGACCTAAATATGTAGATATGAGAGTTAAGGAAAAGGTATACAGACATTTGTTAGATCGAAACAGTAAATATTTTAACCGTGCAAAAATACTCGATATACTTTCAAGTGATATGGGAAGCGACGATGATTTAGATATAGGGTTTAGAATCAGGAGACTCACCGATCAGCTTTGTGATTCATGGAATATTGTTCTTAGTACTAATCGTATTTATGACCGTAAAAATAACCCAACGCAAGTTCCGTTAGAAGTTACAACAAATCCTTCGCTATTTAGATGTTCCATGCCAGACTTTGAAGAGCTTAACGTATTCCAGAAATGTATAATGGCAATTTTCGATTCTCTTCATAAAAATGATACAAAACGTTACCGAGGGTATACGTGTAAAGAGATCATAACTACTGAAGGGTATAAGACACGTGCTTGGAAACAGGATGAACCCATAAAAGATTATGTTCACCGAATCGCTAATAAAGAAACATGGTATGAATTATGGAAAGATTTAACATCCTCAAACGGAACAGCTATGTTTTCTCAAGTCATAAAGCATTTAACAGATTGTACAGATATACAATTTCCAGAAATTGTAAAGAACCGAAGGGTTTGGTCGTTTAAAAACGGTATTTTTATAGGATCAAAATGGTCTGATAAAACTGGATTATATCACACTGTCTTTTACCCGTATCATTCAAAAGAATATAAAAATCTTGATCCAACAATCGTAAGTTGTAAATATTTTGATGTTGATTTTGAGGATCATTCGATGGTAGAAGATTGGTCAGATATACCGACACCTCATTTCGAAAGTGTTCTTAAGTATCAGGAATTCAGTGATGATGTTATCAAATGGATGTACATTTTAGGAGGTCGATTATGTTTTGAACTTAATGAATTGGATAAATGGCAAATTATACCCTTTTTAAAAGGGATTGCACGTTCAGGTAAATCAACATTGATCACAAAAGTTTTCTGTAAATTTTATGAAACGGCGGATGTTAAAACAATAGCGAATAACATAGAGAGAAAATTCGGATTATCGTCTATTCATAACGCGTTAATGTTCGTTGCGCCAGAAATTAAAGGTGATTTCCAACTCGAACAGGCTGAATTTCAATCTATAGTTTCTGGTGAAGAAGTTTCACTCGCTGTAAAATGTGAAACAGCTAAAACATTGATATGGAAAGTACCCGGTATTCTCGGAGGTAATGAAGTTCCACAGTATAAAGATAAATCGGGTAGTATTCTGCGACGTATGGTCACGTTTCATTTTGGAAAACAGGTAAGCGATAAGGATACGGACCCAATGCTTGATACAAAACTTGAATCTGAAATACCAGTTATAATTGAAAAATGTCTTCGTGGATATCTCGAGTATGCTCAAAAATATCAAAACAGGGACATTTGGAGTATACTCCCTAAATATTTCTTTAAAATCCGAGAACAAATTGCGTCAGCCACAAACCCATTGGAAAGATATTTACAACTGGAAATGTATAAAAATTACGAGATCAAAATGGGTGAAAATTTAAAATTTCCAATCGACTTGTTTGAAGAAATGTTCTTAAATTTTTGCAGTGATAAGAAAATTGCTCGTCCAACTTTCAATAATGATTTCTATAACGGATCGTTCAGTACGCGAGGTATTAAAATACAGAATGAAGTCAATGATTATTGGATTATCACAAATCCAGAAAGGTTAAGTGAACCTGATAATTATAAAGGTAGAAAAGTTCTATATGGTATAAGTCTTGTTGCTAAAGAAAATACAAAGGGGTATGATGTAACCAGTTATAGATAATGATTAAAAATCTCAGAGTAGTGTAAGTATGGACCCTCGTCAATTTGTCAAAAATTCTAACATACAGGTTCAGCGTTCGGATACCATGACGAGTACGAATACTAATACAAGAGAAAATGTACCAACGTTTAATGAACTTCGTTTGGGTAAATTTAGACCGGGTATGTATAATGCATTAGTAAATAAGCTTTTCACACCAGAAACAAACGGTGATAAACGTGTTAATATCAAATATATACTTAAACAGAAACCTAAAGGTCATGCACCCTTATCGGGTGGTATAACCATAGACGTTAACGAAATAAAAGGTGTTTACGGAAGATTTCAAACCGGTGTTATTCACACAAAAGATTTTGGTTTAAAGGGAAATTTGGATTTAGATTTTTCTTCTGCTCAATTTACTGGGTATATGACAAATGGTATAGAAAAAAAGAATTTTAGTTTTAATATTTATAAAACTGGTAAAATTAGGTTATCGGGTGGATTTTTAGGATCAAAAAACCTTAAAAGACAACCTGAATCTCTGCGTAAATATATAATAGATACGTATACACAAAAACAAGGTTTTTTGTACAATGACATATCTTACAATAATATAGGGGGTCAATTTTATACGAACGCGAATTTTGAATTAACGAAAATGACGCGGGAATATGTTAAGTTACGTACTTGGGGTGTATCTTTCCTTCAATATGAACCAGAACAGGCACCCTTTCTTTATATAAAATATAAAGATCGTACATTTATATTTTCTTCAAAAACAACTAAATCGGGATCGGGTGTTGTTCAAATACAAGGTGAAGATAACCCGGATGAAATTGAAATTGCATATAACGTTGGTGTAGAACTAGTTAATAAATTACATGAAAATGGGTACACTTTGGGATTGGTTAATAAAAACGTAAACGCGAATAAAATTTCGGTAGTTTCTGGTAAACTGAAAGCATCGACGTGTCCCAAACCTAGAAGACCACCATGTAAAGAAGGTTTTGAAACTAAGAAAAATCCACAAGGGTATGATTGTTGTTTCAAAAAACCAAAAAGGAAACCCGCTGTAAAGAAACAAACTATTAAAAAAACAAAAAATATGAGAATTACATATGATAAAGAGGGTATAATGAAAATAGGAGGATTAAAGTGTGAAAGACTTACCAAACCAGTATTACTTGAAGTTGCTAAGAAGTTGGGTGTTGTTGGTATCAAAAATAAGAATAAAAAGGATACTATATGTAAGGCACTTGATAAAATTGAAAAAGGTAACTCTAATTTTAAAATAGATAGTAAACTTTGTAAGGATATGAAAAAAGAACAACTCATATCGCTTGCGATATCCAAAGGAATACCAGTAAATGATTCAGATACTGTAAAAATATTGTGTCAAAAACTTCAAAAACCGAATTCACCAAATACACCGAATTCACTCGCAAACGAAATGGAGAAGGTTTTGTTAAATTCTCAAAAAAGAGAAAAGAGAAAACCTACTAATATAAAACGTAAACTCGATGATAAAGGTATAAAAAATGATATCGTTAAACTTTACGGTAAAACTTGGATGAAAAAATACGGTAACGTTATGAACATTAATAAAAATGTAAAAGACGTTAAATCTGAATTAAATAGAATGGAAATAAATAAACGATTAGTGACTAAAAATGGAGTACTAATGAAGCGCGAGGCAGATAAGATTAAGAAAGATATGGTATATAGGTTTAAAATGAATAAAAAAGAGGAATTAAAAGAATTGTTGATCGAGAAGGAAGCTAATAAAGTTTATGGCAAATTTGGTAAAAATGTGGTAAATAAAGTCGTTAGATTTATCATGTCTTTTCCTAAAACACCGGCAGTAAATAGTAATAGAGTTATTAATTATATTAAAATGACGAGAGAATTATCCCAACAAAAACCACTCCCGTTAAACAAGAAAAGAGTTGTACCACCAAAACCTAAAGTTGTACGAAAACCAAAACAAAAAGTTGTTAAGAAAAAATCTTTACCCATAAAAAATAAGGTAATTAGGCGCCCAGTTTCTAAGTCTAACTCGAACTCGAACTCGAACTCGAACTCGAACTCGAACTCGAACTCGAACTCGAACTCGAACTCGAACTCAAAATCAAAACGTAAAACGAATAATCAAATACTTAATGAAATATATAAAAATTTCGAGAATAAAGCATTAAAGAATAAAAGGTAATAAGTAAATATATAGATGGAAAACCCTCGTGTTTTATTAAACAATCATATTCATTCAATTAAGGGGTATGCAGACGATAATAAAAGATGGGATAATTATATAGTTTCTTCTATTATAGAAGGAATAAACTATACTATAATGGATTACATTAACATTTATAGAAATGTTAATGTAAATGAAAATGAGAAGATTATGTCTAATTTAGAAAAAGAATATTATCTATGTGACGAAGATTTTGTCAATACCGAATATCCGGAATTTTATCTCGAATCAAATAGAAATTTTCATGAAAAAGGTTTAATAATGTATATTTATGACAATTTTCAAAAAATTGAATCTACTAAACATAGACGAATTATGTTTTATTTTATGAACATTTTACATTTCGGTTTATGAGTTTTTCTGGTTCGGCTATTTGTTTAAGGTGTTTCGCATGATATGAAAAATCATAACCAAGAAAATGATTTTTTATTTGATCCGATATTGAAAAGGCATCCAATTTATTGGATACTTGTGAACATACCGATTTTACTTCCAATTCTAATAGTTTGTCTTCTTTCATTATAAAGTATTTCAAAGACTCGTCCATTATACCATTCTTTTTCAATTTATCAAACATTTTATTTGATTCCCCGTTTGAAACATAAAAGTATTTTGGTGAATATCCCAATACGTGTATATGCTCAGGTTTATCAGGATCGTGAAACATCATCATTATTACACATATCACCAGTACCCACACTAACATGTTTTATTACTATTCAACATATTAAAAATATCTTTTATTTTGTGACAAATATTAAATAAAATATCTATATCGGTAAGTTTTTTAGGATCGATAATTTCAAGTTCCAATTGATATATAGTTGAGTCTTCTGAATCTTTATCTCTATTACCACCTGCACTCACTGTCCTATCTATGGATAAGTTTTTCCTGATATAAGAGTTGCGTTCTTTTACAACTTTTCTATCCCAATTATTATCATCGTTATCATCTTCTTCGATAGGTGTTTCTCTAGAAACACTAAAACGGATATCAAATGGTGATCCTTGTAACTGTTTAAAATCGATGTTTTCGAGTCTTTCTTTAGTAATCAACGTATCTTCACCGGTTACAGTGTCTACCGTTAATCTTGTATTAATGTCTTCTCGAGAATACACTTCAGATTTAGTCTCCACAATTCTTTCCCATCCGGAATATTCACCGAGACCTTTTATAATATCAACGTACGTTTTCGATCCTACGTTAGTATCGAAAAATAATCCATTAAATCGTCCCAAACGAAATTCCATCTCGATATTTTCTTCGTCTTTATATTTATCGACTATTGGTTTTATAGCGTCGCATATTTTATGTACGTCCATTTTGTTTACATTTTTAATAACGCGTCTTCTTCTTAAGTCTTTTTTATCGCCTTTTTTTAGATGCACGGGTTTATAAATTTAGGAAATACATGTTATTTTAACTCAGCTGTACAAATTTTATTGAATATGAGAGATATATCATCTCATGTATTGAATAATAAATATAAAGGTGATTGTAATTTTACTAAAGCGTATGAAAATTTAACTCGGTTATATTTTACAACGCAAGAAACTAAAGTTTTTACATTGGGACCAGTGTTAAACGAATTTATAAAAGTATTTCCTAGATTTAGTATTGGAAATCCACACGATGCACAGGATGCTTTATTTTGTATAATAGACATTCTCGAACGTTCGTATCCGTATATAAAAGAAGTTATATACGGTGAAATAAATCAAATAACTATATCACCCGTTGGTAAAAACATGATGAAGACGCCTTTTTGTATTCATATACTAAACATGACACGAGATGTTAAGGATATAAATACAATGATAAAAGAGAGTAATGGATGGAATACAATAGAAGATTATGTAGACAAAGATGGTAAAAAACATAACGTGGCGACAACAAGAAATATTTTTTCTAAATATCCAAATATATTTATTGTATCGTTTGATAAGAAAAGTTTTGTAAAAATCGAAAAAAAACTAAATATAGGGAATAATATATACGAGTTACAATCTACAATAATTCATAAAGGTATTCAGTGTGGTGGTCATTACATGTCTACTATGAAAATAGGAGAAGATTGGTTTATTCAAGATGATGATAATTTAGGCAATTTAAATGATTTCCCTAAAGAAGATAACCATTTTATATTGGTCTACAATCTAAAAACTCCTTCATCGTAATATTTTCTTTAATATTTACCAGCGTTCTATAAAACGTTCTTCTACTATTCGGAAACGTTTTATCAGTTCTTTTTTTTAAAGGTTTCCACCAAAGTGGTCCATCTTCCCAAGTTACATACATACATTCAACAATATCACCGTTTTTCAACCATTTATAATCTTTTGTACGATCTATTGGTATGGAAGATTCAAATATATGTTTACCTTTATCTTGGATATATAATTTATACACAAATGCACCCGGTACACATCCAGGTGTTTCTACAGTCTTTTCCTTTTTAACAAGGAAATCAATTGTATTTTTATTTCGTGGTTTCCATTTAAACATTGTTTCATGTGTACCTATTTTTATAGGTGTATTAACCGGTGTAAATATTAGACCATCTACTTCTTGTTTTATTTTTGGAAGGTAGTCATTCATAAACTGAGAAAAATCATCGTGTAAAAAAAATTTCTTTACACGTAAAACAATGGGGTCGGTACTTAGAATCATTGACTTTTTCACAACTTTTTCACAATTTTCTAAACGATCAAATAAATTTTTATCACCGACAACTTCGCCACTATTCATCAAACAATCATAAATCATGAAAGTATTTTCATATAATTCACCCTCGAGTATGGTACCTTTGAAAACATTCATTCTGAAATTTAAAGGTACCGTAAACATTTCTAGTGCCCGGTTTATAAATACACAAACTCTTTGATTACCAAATTGTATAGCAATCATCATGTATCGTATACCATCAGTTTTTTCACACACAACGTAATCATTTTTTTCCAGAATATTGAAATGTTTTCGTTCTATGGAAATAGGTTGACAGCCAGGGAAAATACCCTTGCCTAATGTACCCCATGATTCTTCCAT